GTTGAAAGATATGCCGTTGTGTCCTCACGACAGACCACCTGGTCATTGTCATGAATGTGAGGCAGTTGAGACGGAGGAATGCTCTGAAGAGGAGCAGCTTGTGTCCCAAATTGGGATCCCTTATTATGAAGAAGTAAAAGAGTATTTGCTATCTTTAGAGGAGCAAGCATGTCAATGGTGGATGGAGACCAAGAGGGCAATGATTACGTCAAAATATGGCACATATATTCTTGCATTTTTAATGCGAGACGTGCTAAAGCGTATAGTCCTAGACAGTATTAGCAATTATGTCGTTGCAGTTGTTATGCTCATTTTTATTGAGCTGGCTCACGGCATCCCTTCAGCTATCGCCTTAATTGGTGTGACGCTGATTTATGCTTCTTATATTGCTGTCAAATTTTATGCGGTCAGGAGAAAGGCTGTGGAAGATTTTATCGCAGTCACCAAACCCTCTAAGTATCTCATTGAGATGACGTGGGAAACCAAAAAGAAAGTTATGGCCTTTATGGTCAGTGTTGGAATTTGGAAATTTTTAGTGTTCTTGGCGCGTAAATGGAAAACGTTGCCGAGCAAACAGGCCGCAGCCCCTATTAAGTTGACGCCTGATGCCAAACCATACCAGAAGACGGTTGAATTTTGGGACACACATGCGCAGGAGCGCGCCTACAAAATCGGAACGGCTGGGACCACCCATACCGCGCGAACAACAACGCACGAGCAGATTAAATCTGTTGTAGGTAAAAAATTGATGATTGTTATGAAGGAAGATGGCACACAATGCAATGCACTGCCCGTTAAAGGCAATGTGCTACTAGTGCCCAACCATATTGTCCCATCTGGGACTGAATTTGTCACCCTTAAGATGGTAGGAGGACATTTGATGAAAAACATTCCACTTGCGAAAGGTGCTTGTTACCGGATTCCCGGAACTGATTTAGCCCTTTGGTATAGCGCCGCGGTTGGACCGCAAAAGGATTTAGTACCTTATTATCCCGAAAAGATAAATACTGGGAAAAAGATTGAGGTGTACACTCTCTATAATGATGATGGAGCACTGAAACAATATCCTAAAATGATGGCGTTTAGGGAGCGAGTGGTTACCACAGAAGGTGGTATTTTTGCTGGTTTGAAGTATACCTTCCCCGAAGATACGTTCGGAGGCTTGTGTATGGCAACCTTAATTGGTACAGCAGGGGATGTCCCCTTTATTGCTGGTCATCATTTAGCAGGCCGTGGAACAACGGGCGCAGCTGGTTTTGTGTCCCGCGAGCAAATTGAAGCTGGAATTAAAGATTTGGATGGAAGGCCAGGTGTGTTGATTTCACACAGTGCCACACCGTTGGAAACGACTTCGATGAAAGTCGATTTTGGTCCATTGACTAGGCCGCACGATAAGTGCCCCACAAAAAACCTTCAGCCTGAGGCTAAAATTAGAGTACATGGTGGTCACAACCAACCTCGCTCTACGCCAAAAAGTGCTGTAGTTACCTCACTCATCTCTGGTGCAGTGAAGGAAGTCATGAAGATTGAAAAGA